GCTACTACTATTATTCGCCAACTTGTCGACGCAGGGACACTCAGCAATTTACCGGGCGGTCTCAAAGCACGAGGCTTACGGGTTAAAGGAGACGACACCCCAATCTCCCCAGGAGAGTTCAGAGATGTAGACGTTCCGTCTGGCTCAATCAAAGACAACATTATGTTGCTACCATACAAAGAGCCAAGCCAAACATTGATGTCATTGTTTAACCAGATTGTTCAAGAAGGCCGCTCATTTGTTTCCGCTGGAGACTTACAGGTATCTGATATGGGTGGTAACGCTCCTGTTGGAACGACTTTGGCTATTTTGGAGCGTACGCTTAAGGTAATGTCAGCAATTCAAGCTCGCCTGCACTATTCGATGAAGCAAGAGTTTAATCTTCTTAAAACAATCATCGCAGATTACACAGATGAAGACTATGAGTATGAACCAGAAGAAGGCCCTGCAGCTGCTAAGAAGTCAGACTATGATGATATAGAAGTATTGCCAGTTAGTGACCCTAATGCGTCTACTATGGCGCAAAAGATTGTACAGTATCAAGCGGTATTGCAGTTGGCGGGACAAGCACCACAACTTTACAACCTTCCAGTCCTCCATAGGCAGATGATTGAGGTTCTTGGTATTAAAAACGCTCAAAAACTTGTACCAATGGCGGAAGACCAGAAGCCACAAGACCCTGTTACTGAGAATCAGAATATATTGATGATGAAACCAGTTAAGGCGTTTAGTTATCAAGACCATCAAGCGCATATCGCTGTTCATATGTCTCTAATGCAAGACCCTAAGATTCTTCAAGTTATGCAAGGTAATCCAATGGCTCAGCAGTTACAGCAAGCGATGTATGCACACGTCAATGAACATATTGGCTTTGAGTATCGTGTACAGATTGAACAACAGATGGGTATGGCGTTACCTCCACAGCAAGCTGGTGAGATGGGTGAGGAAGAAGATGTTGATATGGACCCACGTGTAGAAGCTCAGCTATCTCCTATGATTGCTCAAGCAGCTCAGAGACTGTTACAACAGAATCAGCAAGAAGCAAAACAAAAAGAAGCACAGCAAAAAGCTCAAGACCCGCTAATTCAAATGCAGCAGCAAGAGTTGCAGATTAAAGCCCAAGAACAACAACGCAAAGCTGCTAAGGACCAGGTTGATGCTCAGCTCAAGATGAAACAGTTAGAGATTGAGCAAGAGCGCATCCAGTCACAAGCTAGTATTGCTGCGCAACAAGCGGCTATGCAAGCCCAGATGAATGTGGACAAGCTTAAAGTTGCACGCATTAATAAAGCAGGCGACATCATGCACAAAGCAACAATGAAAGACCGTGAGTTTCGTCATCAGAAAGAAGCACAGTTAGATAATCAAGCGCATCAACGCATGACAACACAACAAACAAAAAAGGAAACTAAAGAGTGACCGAATACCAATACCTAACCGGTGAGCTACAAAAGCTTATCGAGTCTAGAGCACAATCCGTTGCCGATGGCAGCTGCAAAAGCATTGAAGAGTATCGAAATACAACAGGGGTTATCCGTGGTCTTGTCCTGGCTGTAGATTTAATCAAAGACCGTGAGCAAAACTTAAAGGATTCAGATGAGTGAGATTATCATTAGCGACGCTTTAGGGAACTTATCCAAGCTCCCAGAGAAAGTCGAAGATAAAGCAACACAACTTCCAAAACCTGCTGGCTACCATATTTTGTGTATGGTCCCACAAGTAGAAGAAGAGTATGACAGCGGTTTAGTTAAGTCAGCCATTACCCAACAACACGAAGAAATCTTGACCCCTGTGTTATTTGTTATGGACATTGGACCTGATGCTTATTTGGATAAAGAACGTTTTCCAAATGGACCGCTTTGTAAGGTTGGCGATTTCGTATTGATTCGTCCTAATTCTGGTTCACGTCTTAAGATTCATGGTCGTGAGTTTCGGATTATTAACGACGATTCAGTTGAAGCTGTAGTTCAAGACCCCCGTGGGATTACACGTGCATAAGGAGACTTAAATGGCAACAGAAGAATTTGGCACAGTCACATTTGGTAAGGGTGGTAAAGTTATTCCTGTAGGTGGGGAAAGCGATACATTCCAGTTTCCAGATGAGGTTGAGGCAACCCAAGAAGTAGAAGCAAAAGCAGCGCCTGAAGTAGATATTGAGATTGTCGATGATACCCCTGATGAGGACAAAAACCGTAAGCCTATGGCTGAGGATAAGGTCTTAGCAGCAGATGATGAAGATGATGAACTACTTAGTTATGACAAGAAAGTTCAAAAGCGCATCAAAAAGCTAACTAAAGGTTATCATGACATCCGTCGTGAGAAAGACGAAGCTGTCAAAATGCGTGAAGAAGCTATTCGTGCAGCTCAATTCCTTGCGGATGAAAACAAACGGATACAAGCAACCCTCCATGAAGGTAGTAAAAGCTACATCGAGCAGGGTAAATCGGGCGCAGCTGCTGAGCTTGCTATGGCTAAAAAGATGTATAAAGAGGCTTATGAGGCCGGCGATAGCGACGCATTAGTAGACGCACAGATGGCAATTTCGGAAGCTACAGTAAAGTTGGACCGTGTAAAAACGATGCAGCCTATTGTTCCTAGAGACCAAGATGTATATATTCCTCAAGCTACCCCAGAAGCGCCTGCACAGGACCCTAAACTGACTCAATGGTTAGATTCTAACGATTGGTATGGCGGTGAAAGCCCTGAAGAAGATGAGATGACTGGACTAGCAATTACTGTTCATAACCGCCTCGCAAGAGAATTTGGTGAAAAATATGTTGGTTCAGATGAGTATTATTCAAAAATCAGTGATACAATCCGAAAAAGATTCCCCGATTATTTCGGTGCTGACGAAGAATTAGAAATAAAAGAAGTAGAAAAAACTCCGGTTAAAACCCGAGCCAAACCCGCTGCAAGTGTCGTAGCTCCTGCTACCCGCTCAGTTGCCCCTAAGAAAGTACAATTAACGCCTACTCAGGTACAGATTGCGAAACGCCTTGGTGTTCCGCTAGAACTGTATGCCAAGAAGGTTGCCGAACAAATGAATGGAGATAGATAATGGTTAAGAAAACAACTCGTGATGCAGAAGTACGTGAAACTGAAACACGTCCAATCGATAGATGGGCTCCCCCTCAGTTACTACCAACACCAGAACCCCGCGAAGGCTGGGCTCACCGTTGGGTAAGAACTTCAACATTAGGTACTTCAGACCCAATGAATGTCTCCGCAAAGCGTAGGGAAGGTTTTGAGCCTGTTAAGGCTGAGGATTATCCTGAACTTATGAGCCATGCATCAGTCGACGGACAATTTAAAGGCTCAATCGAAATTGGTGGTTTAGTTTTATGTCGTGCTCCAGCAGAGTTTATGAATCAGCGAGCTGCTCATTACAGCAAGTTGAACGAGTCTCAGATGGAGTCCGTGGATAACAACTTTTTATCGCAGAATGACCCACGTATGCCTTTGTTTAAAGACAGAGCTACTAAAGTTACTTTCGGTAAGGGAAGTTAATTTTATTTAATTTAAGGAGCTTTTTATGAGCACAGTATCGGCCCCATACGGGCTTAAACCAATCAGTTTGATTGGCGGTCAATCCTTTACTGGCGGTACAATCCGTGAGTATTTGATGACCACTAACAACTCCTCCGCTATTTTTAATGGCGATTTAGTTCAGTTAGGTGCAGCAGCAGCAGGTCAACCAACCGTAGTCGCAGCAACTCCAACTACTAGCACTGCTGGTATCGCTGGTGTTTGCGTAGGCGTACGTTATCAATTGGCAGGTCAGCAATTGGGTTACCCACTCTATGCACAATATTTACCAGCTAACGCTGTAACTGCTGGCTACACCAACATTTTTATTCGTGTTGTTGAAGACCCAGACCAGTTGTATCAAGTTCAGTCTTTAGGTTCCGTAGGTTACGGTTCTATTGGCAAAACTGTTGCATTAGCAAACTTTGGTGGAAGCACAACTACAGGTAATTCTACTGTTGCTATTTCTGCTACTATTGCTAACACAAGCGCACTTGCTTGCAAAATTGTTGATTTGGTTAACTCCAGCTCTACATTTGGTGGCAATTTCCCATCTAACCCCGGTGACGCATATACCGACTGTATCGTTAAATTAAATTTTGGCGTACATCAGTATTATCAGTCTGCTGGTACAACCGCTTAATAAGGAGCTATAACATGGCTATTTCACGTTCACAGCTCCTTAAAGAGCTATTACCAGGACTTAACGCATTGTTCGGACTCGAGTATGCACGCTACGGCGAAGAGCATAAAGAGTTATACGAGACCGAATCTTCTGAGCGTTCATTCGAAGAAGAAACCAAGTTGTCAGGTTTCAGTGCAGCCCCAGTTAAAAACGAAGGCGGCGCTATCTCTTACGATAATGCACAAGAAGCATGGTCCACACGCTACTCACACGAAACTATTGCTTTGGGTTTCTCAATCACTGAAGAAGCGATTGAAGATAACTTGTACGACAGCTTGTCTGCTCGTTACACTAAAGCATTGGCTCGTGCTATGGCTTACACCAAGCAAGTTAAAGCTGCATCTGTATT